CTTCCAAGGATCTGGAGAGGAACGCGGAAAACGTGCGCAATGGCCTGATCCGACAACTTCAGAATGTCCGCCAATTCTGAGTCCTTGGCGCTGGTCGCGATCGGCTGCGCCTTCAGGCCACCACCGAGGATGGGCGTCTTGCCTTGGTTCAAGCCAACGCTTTGCTCATTCCAGCTCTGGCGCAGTGCCTCCGTCTGCTCACGCGTAAAATGCTGATCGCTCGATAGAAGAAAGGAGGGGCGCGACTGGTTGATGAAGAACTGGATCTGCTGGGTCAGCGCTGCATCGCCAGCCGCCATTTGCAAAGCTGCGGCGGCAATCGGAGACTCACCGTGCAGAGGATGCCGCGGGGTATGCAGCCGGATGTGAAGAACATCCCGCGCGGGAACGATCAGTTGGTCAGCGCCAAGCCGCGCCTCGACGATAGGGTTCCCGCCGATGTGATAGAACACCTCGCCGTCCACAGAGAGCCGCGCCGCGCAATGGCGAGCGCTCATCAGGTGGAGTTCTTGCGGCTCGAACCGGGCATTACGTTGCACCAAGGCGTAGGAGTTGCCCTCGAAGTAAGTGTCGCGCACCAGGTTCAGCAGGAAGTCGGAGATGGACTGGTAATCGTTCGGACGCTTGAGCACGCGAGCCAGCGCGGAGTTGGGCACGCGCTCGCGACCTCTTTCCTTTGTCCACCGCCAATGGTTGCCAGGGCACATCGCCACCGTCTGCGAGTAGGAGGCGACGCACGCCTCAACCATCGCCGAACGCCCGGTCGAATGGGGGCTGATCCCACTTTGCCACCAGTTCAATGGTGACCCAGCTTGGAGCCAACCCCCATCAACTTGCCACGGGCCCTCGCGATACTCCCCCTCGGCGGCCTTCGCCGCTCTGGTGCCGAATATGCGAGATAGCAGGCCCAATGTTTCAGGCCTTCGCGTCGCGAGTCTTGTAGGCCGCCTTGTCGCCAGCAGCGCCTGCCATCTTGGCCTGCGTTTCGGCATTGGACGCTGCGACCTCTTCAGCGGCGTCGGCTGCTGGGCCGTTGGGCTGCTTCTCGTCGGCGTTCACCTTCTCGCCCAGCTTGATGCGATCAGCGTCATCCTGCGAGGGGACGGGTTTCATCGCGCCTTGCTCTTCGAGCGTGGCCTTCGACTGTTCACGCGCATCCTGTGTGGAAGCGCTGACTTCCTTCTTGTTCGCCATGTTCGATTCCTCTTCTTTCAAGGGGAGGAGGCCGGCGCGCATTTACGCACCGGCCTTCTCATCACCAGGTCACGTCTTCCACGACCTGCACCATGCCGCTGCGGCGCATCGCCCAGCTCACATCGAGCAGCATCCGAATCGCCGTCTGTGCAGTTTGGAACATCGAGGCGACCGGGGCTGCCACGGTGTTGGGGGTGCCGGCCGAAGCAATCTGCAACGGCGTGGTGTCCTCCATGTGGATGGTCGCGTCGTTCGAGGTCTCGAACTCCGGCACATCGCCCGTCGCCGAGACAAAGTCCTCGGCGCGCACCATGATGACCGTGCCCACCGGGATAGCGTTGGAGGTGGTGACGGCGTAACGGCGGACGATATCGTTCGCCCAGCCCAAGGTGCCATCAGCGCCCGGGGTGAGGTCGATCGCTTCTGCCTGGTCGGGATTCATCAGCAGCATCAGGCCGGAGCCTGCGTTGGCCGTGCTGAACGGAGCACGCAGGGCGCGAATGTCGCCCAGGATGGCCGCATAGCCGCCCCCCGCCGTAGCAGTGACCGGAGTCACTCCGTTGAGCAGGCCAGCGGGGCGAACTGCCGATCCGGCAGTCGAATCTAGCAGAAGCGAGTCCAGCGTGATGGCCGTGTCATTGAGGATTTCCTGACGGATCAGGGTCTCAATGGCCGGGGTGCTGTAACGTGCGATCTCGCGGCTGAACACGCTGATGACGCCCATCTTCTTGGGAGACAGCGTGATCGAGCCAAGGCCGAGACGGCGAACCGGGATCGGGGCGCCTTCGCCGACGAAGGAGCCGCCGATCGAGGGTGTGGCCGCGCGGGACGGGATCTTGATAGCACCCTGGTTCGGGCCGAAGGCGAGACGCCCGCCGCCAGCAGCAGCCAGAGCCGGATAGACCGACACGGGACGCAGCGATTCAAGGAAGTCCGTCATCGCCGTGTTGACGAGTTCGGCCGCCCAGCCAGCCGCGGTGGTGGTGGCGCCCGAAACAGCGGCCTTCACAACCATCGCAGTGGTTTCGTCTTGGCCGTACATCTTCTCCAAGATGTCCAGCGCGTCCTTGCCAGTGGACTGCGACACCGCGAACACAGCGGCCGAGCGGACGATCAGGTCCATCGGCTTTGTGTCCTTGGCTGCCACGCCCAGCGGGCGCCGAGCCGGTACTGCGGGGATAATCGCCGCCTGCGGAGGCGCGGCCTTCACGGCGAGCGCCGTTTCAGCACGCTTCAGGGCGTCGAGCGCGGCCTGCTTGGCCTCGATACGATCGCTCAGTTCTTCGGTGACAATGGTGTCGGCATTGTCTTCGGCGAGGTGGGCGGTCAGCGCGTCCCGGTCGCTGACGAGTTCCGCCTGCGCCTTCTCGATACGTTCGGAGAGGTTCATCTTCCTGATCCTTGGAATTGCAGTTAATGTTGAGGCGGTCTCGCCCGATCCGCTGCGCTCAATGCGTCCGATCTCGTCGGCGGACTTGCCAAAGATCAGTTCCTGCGCGCTGCGAGAGAGGTTCAGTTGCTTCGCAACCTGAAGAGCGTTCGGGTTCGCGGGGATGCTCACAAGCGAGCACTCAACCAACTCTGCCCTCTTGAAGTGAACACCGCCCTTCGGGGAGTCCTTGATCTTCTCCGCCTCGATCGGGTGGAAGCCCACCGAAACCGCCCGCAGCATCCCGGTTTCCACGAATGCGCGGATTTCGTCGACCCGAGTGCTCCGCCCTTCAGGCAGGAGTTCCAGTTCACCGACCAGCGCACCTTTCTGGACACGCACGTTCTTCCAGTTGCCTACCGGCAGGTCGGAATCATGCGCGAACAGCGCGATCGGGTTGTTGCGGAAGTTCGCCAGGTCCCACCCGTCTGGGTCGATGACATCGCCGTAGCGGTCCACCGTGGCGTCGCTCATGATGTATTCGAGCGGGTTCGAGCCAGCGGCTCTCGCCGTGGCTTTGAATACCGTTTCCATAAGCGTTCCTCAGAAGATCAGGGTGGCGATGTCGATCGAGTTGTCCACCGGGGATTCCATGATCGGCGCGATGGCGTTCACCGCGGCGTCGATGCCGTCGATCTTCGCTTTGCTGTCGGTGCTCGGCTTCTTCGGCAGTATCGTTCCGTTGATCGCCCGTGTGACCACGGCATTACCCGCCATCCAAGTCATAACCGGGTTGCCGTCGTGCATAAGCATCGAAGGCCCGACCTTGTGCCGCGCTTCCAGGTCCTTCGCCGGATCCGTCACATTCCGCGCGTTCTTCGGCAGCACCACCGCGAATGGCTCGTCGCCATCGCTCAGATCCTCATTCAGTCGAACTGCCATCGCTTGAGCAGCAGCGAACTGATCGAACGTGCAGCGCTTCATGCCAGGCAGGGCCGTTTTCAGGCGCCGGATCAGTCGCTCCACCTTGTTGTGGTCGATCCAATCGCCCGGCGTGATCCACAGCTTCCGCTCATCGCGCCATTGGCGGTAGAGCGTCACGTTCTCGCGCTCAGTCTGCGAAGCCCTCTCCAGCGCCGCTTCGGGCAGCCAGAACCAAGTCTTGAGCAATAGTCGGCCCTGCGCATCCAGAGCCGCCAGCACCACGCTGGTGATGTCGTCCTTGTCCGACAGGTCCGCACCCAAGAAGCAATCCAGCCCTTTGAAGGCTCTCAGCGGCACCTCACCAGAACACGCTCGCCAGCTTGACACGTTCAGCCACGCTGCTGCCGCACCCATCCAGATGTTCAGGTTCTTGGTCTTAAACTCTGTCTCGCCGCCAGGGGAGGCTTTTGCCTCAATCGCCCGACCCTGCATGTATTCCGGAGAGGGGGTAACCGGGTAGAGCGGGTTTGCCTTGATCCAATTGCGCTCGTCGTATGGGTCGTCGTCTTCATCAAGCGTGAAGATCACGCCAAAGTAGTGATCCGCCTCCACCGCCCGCTCTAGCACCTTCGCCACAAACGATCGCTGCTCGTAGCAGACGCCATGCATGTTGAAGCCGGCGGTCGTGATCATCCACAGCAGCGGTTGCTTGCGCGCGCCGAACGCCGACCGGATCACATCGAACAGTCCGCGGTCAGCGTGTGCGTGCAATTCGTCGAGAACCGCCAGATGCGGGTTGTGACCGTCCTGTGTTGAGCTCTTCGCGTTGATCGTGTGGATCTTGCCACCATTCAGACCGCAGGTGATGGACCGCGCCCACACCTCCAGCGAAAACGCTTCCTGCAGTTCCGGCAGCTTCCTTGCCATCAACCGCGCGGGATTGAATACCTTCTGCGCCTGGTCGCCAGTGGACGCCCCGATCAGTGTAAGCGGTCCCGGTTCGTCTTCACAGCATGTGCAGTAGAGCGAGACGCCCGCAGTCAGGGTCGATTTGGCCCCTTTCCGTGCCATCTCGATGTAGGCCATCGTGAAACGTCGCAGGCCGGTTTCTTTTCGTCGCCACCCGAAGACCACCGCCAGAATGAAAATCTGAGCTGGTTCGAGCCGAAGCGTCGGCGTGTCCCATTGTCCTTCAACGTGGGGAAGCTTCTCGATGAAATCGCACACATCGTTCGCGTGCCATTCGTCGAATACAAAAGGCGACGCCTTCTGCCGCAAATCCCGAAGGTGTCGCTCTGCCGCGAGCCTCACCCATTTGCAGTGTCTCTTGCCGTTCTTGTCGGCCGCAGCGCGTTTGGCGTAATCCAGCGCGATCGCGGCATAGTTGCGCCCGGTATCAAGCTGCGGCGCGGTCGCCACTAGCAAGCCTCTCAGCTACTATTTGCCTGAAGGTGTCGAGCTACACC